TATAAAAAACACCACGAAGCATCGATTAAACAAATCAAAGAAGTGGGCATACGGCTACAATAAAGAACACGACGTTGTTGTTATAAGCAAGACAGGTCAGATAGGAGATGTGTACGAGATACAGGGGTTATGTATAGCATTGCCGCCAGCGCCAAAGAAGTTAGCTAAAGGCGAAAACAAATGGGTTGCACAGGACTATCCTAAGGAGCTTAAAAACATAAAGACTATATTTGACTGGAAAGAATACCCGGATGAGTTTAAAGACGCCTGGAGTGATTATATAGACGAAGAATTCAACAGGCGCGAGGAAGGATATTGGTTTTACAGCAATAATGTGCCGACTTATATAACCGGCACACATTATATGTATTTGCAATGGAGCAAAATTGATGTGGGTAAACCGGATTTTCGCGAAGCAAATAGGTTGTTTTTTATATTTTGGGAGGCTTGTAAAGCAGATAACAGATGTTATGGTATGTGTTATCTTAAAAATCGTCGCTCTGGTTTTTCATTTATGGCATCCGGCGAAATTGTAAATATGGCGACCATATCAAGTGACTCAAGATTTGGTATATTATCAAAGTCAGGAGCTGATGCGAAGAAAATGTTTACGGATAAGGTTGTACCAATCTCGGTTAACTATCCATTTTTCTTTAAGCCAATACAAGATGGTATGGACCGTCCAAAAACAGAATTAGCATATCGCGTCCCGGCATCTAAGCTAACGCGTAAATCCATACAAGCAAAAGATCAGCGGCAACAACTAGAAGGTCTTGATACAACTATAGATTGGAAAAATACAGGTGATAACTCATATGACGGTGAAAAGCTAAAACTATTAGTACACGACGAAAGCGGGAAGTGGGAAAGACCTGACAATATATTAAACAACTGGCGTGTAACAAAAACAACCCTGCGTTTAGGGTCAAGAATTATAGGTAAGTGTATGATGGGTTCAACCAGTAATGCACTTGATAAAGGAGGTGACAATTTTAAAAAGCTGTATTATGATTCAGACGTTACTAAACGAAACGCCAATGGACAGACTCGCTCGGGATTATATTCTTTGTTCATACCTATGGAATGGAACTACGAGGGATTCATTGATACTTATGGAACACCTGTATTTGATACACCAGAAGAACCAGCTGAAGCGCCTGACGGAACACTAATTGAAGTTGGTGTAATTGATTATTGGCAAAACGAAGTAAACGGCTTAAAGTCTGACCATGAAGCATTAAACGAATTTTATCGTCAGTTTCCGCGCACAGAAGAACACGCGTTTAGAGATGAAGCAAAGAATAGTATATTTAACTTAGTTAAAATACACCAGCAAATAGATTATAACGGAGATCTAAGCCACAACGCCCCAACAACGCAAGGCAATTTCCAATGGAAAAATGGTATTAAAGACACCGAAGTAATATTTACACCCAACCCGCAAGGAAGATTTAATATAAGCTGGGTGCCACAGCGTGAATTACAAAATAGGCAAATTGTAAAAAGAGGGGTTAAAAGTCCTGGTAATGAGCACATTGGTGCTTTTGGATGTGACTCATACGATATATCAGGAACAGTTGGTGGCAATGGTTCAAAGGGTTCATTGCATGGGCTCACAACATTTAGTATGGAAGATGCGCCACCCAATACATTCTTTTTAGAATATATTGCAAGACCACAAACCGCTGAAATGTTTTTTGAAGATGTACTTATGGCATTAGTATTTTACGGCATGCCACTGCTTGCTGAAAATAACAAACCTAGATTATTGTATTATTTAAAGCGTAGGGGTTACCGCGGCTATTCAATGAACCGACCAGATAAAATTTGGAATAAATTATCTGCTGCTGAAAAAGAAATAGGCGGTATACCAAACTCAAGTGAAGACATTAAGCAGGCTCATGCTGCTGCAATTGAATCATATATAGAAAAACATATTGGGTTGAAAGAAGATGGCACTTATGGTACGATGTATTTCAACCAAACCCTTAACGATTGGGCCAGGTTTGATATTAATAATAGAACAAAGTTTGATGCCGCAATAAGCTCTGGACTGGCTATAATGGCATGTAACAGGCATTTATACAGACCAGTTGGCGAAAGACAAATACAGACATTAAATATAAATTTAGGCCGATATAATAATAAAGGCACAAGATCACAAATAATAGAAAATTATGGCTGAACCAGTTGTAAAAAGTTATTTTCCAAGTCAAATTGCAAGTGACTTAGAGAAAATTACACCAGAGTACGGACTCAAGGTGGCTAAAGCTATAGAGCACGAATGGTTTAAAAGAGACTCTGGTACAAACCGGTACTATAATAACCAAAATACTTTTCACAGAAGAAGGCTATATGCTCGTGGCGAACAATCAATACAAAAGTATAAAGATGAATTATCTATTAACGGTGACTTGTCTTACCTTAATTTAGATTGGAAGCCTGTACCTATTATTCCTAAGTTTGTAGATATTGTTGTAAATGGTATGTCAGATAGAACTTTTGACATTAAAGCATATTCGCAAGATCCATATGGTATGAGCAAACGTACTGAATATATGGAGTCTATTATGCGAGATATGCAAACGCGCGAACTTAATGACTATATATTGAACGAGTTTGGGCTTGATTTATACGAAAATAAAAAAGAAACATTACCGGATTCTCAAGAAGAACTTGAATTGCATATGCAGCTTAGTTATAAGCAGGCTGCTGAAATAGCACAAGAACAAGCGCTTAATACAATATTAGAAGGTAATAATTACAGCTTAACTCGCCGCCGATTGATGTATGACTTAGTTACAATCGGTATGGCATGTGTAAAAAATAACTTTTCAACGTCACAAGGTGTTACTGTAGAATATGTGGATCCAGCCGATATTATATATTCTTATACAGATTCACCGTACTTTGATGATATTTATTATGTTGGTGAAATTAAAACGATACCAATTAATGAATTAAAGAAGCAATTTCCTAATTTATCTAATGATGACTTAGAAGAAATTACAAAACAAGGTATTCAGAATACGGACTTTTATCATCGAACAATGGATGAGACCAATAACATTGACTCAAACTCTGTTCAAATATTGTACTTCAACTATAAAACATATATGAATGAAGTGTATAAGATAAAAGAAACCGCAACTGGCGCATCAAAAATATTAATTAAAGATGATCAGTTTAATCCACCAGCAGAAGTATTAGACGGTAATTTTGAAAAAGTATCAAGATCATTAGAGGTATTGTACGAAGGGGCATTGGTATTAGGGACGAATACATTATTAAAATGGGGTATGGCTGAAAATATGATGCGTCCTAAAAGTGATTATACTAAAGTTAAAATGAACTATAGTATTGTTGCCCCAAGAATGTATAAGGGCCGTATTGAGTCATTAGTAAGCCGTATTGAAGGTTTTGCTGATATGATTCAGCTAACGCATCTAAAGCTACAGCAGGTGTTATCTCGTATGGTACCAGATGGGGTTTATCTCGATGCTGACGGTTTAGCTGAAATTGATTTAGGTAACGGAACAAATTATAATCCACAAGAGGCATTAAATATGTTCTTTCAAACTGGTTCTGTTATTGGACGGTCGTTTACCTCAACAGGCGATATGAATCCTGGCAAAATGCCGATTCAAGAACTTGCAAGCGGCGGTGGTAATAATAAAATACAATCGCTTATTGCATCGTATAATTATTATTTACAAATGATTCGTGATGTTACGGGTCTAAATGAAGCAAGAGACGGAAGCACGCCTGATAAGAACGCATTAGTTGGTGTACAAAAGCTAGCGGCTGCAAATTCAAATACAGCCACGCGGCATATATTACAAGCAGGATTATTCTTAACAGCTGAAACAGCGGAATGCTTAAGTTTACGTATTTCAGACATATTAGAATACTCACCAACACGCGATGCGTTTATACAAAGTATTGGGGCACATAATGTAGCCACACTTGATGAGATGGTTAATTTGCATTTATATGACTTTGGTATTTTTATTGAATTAGCCCCTGATGACGAAGAAAAACAATTGCTTGAAAATAATATTCAAATGGCATTATCTGCGGGTCTTATTGAATTGGGTGATGCTATTGACTTACGCGAAATTAAAAACATTAAGCTAGCTAATCAATTACTTAAAATACGTAGACAAAAGAAACTACAGCGTGATCAGCAAATGCAACAAGAAAATATTCAAGCGCAAGCGCAAGCCAACGCTCAAGCGCAGCAAGTTGCGGCGCAAGCGGAAGTGCAAAAACAACAAGCGCTGCAACAAATGAAGATGCAAATGGAGCAAGCCAAAGCTGAGCTTGAACAACAAAAATTAATGCAAGAAGCCAAAGTTAAAAAAGAATTAATGCAGCTTGAATTCCAAATGAACATGCAGCTTAAAAATATGGAGGCTGAGGTTTATAAAAGTAAAGAAGGCTTTAAAGAAGACCGCAAAGATGAGCGCGTAGATAAACAAGCTTCACGCCAAAGCGAACTTATAGACCAGAGACAAAACAATACTGGCCCGAAAAACTTTGAGTCGGCTGGCAATGATGTGCTGGGTGGCTTTCACTTAGGTTCCTTCGAACCTAGGTAATATAATAAGTGTATAATTATATAATATTTTATCATGACAGAAGAAGAAAACAAGGTTGTTGAGGCCGTTGAAGAAACGACTCAACAAGTAGAAGAAACAACACCTGTTGCTGAAGAGCAACCAGATGATGGTGTTATTAGAGTAGACTTACGTAATTTTAAACAAGAAGAAAATGCCGTTCAAGAGCAAGAAACAGATGCAAGCGATGTTTCTGTCGGAGAATCCTCAGACCAGGAAAGTAGCGAAGCGGTGGTTGAAGAAGTACGGGAGCCCAGCGAAGAAGAGCAGCCCGTACAAGCAGAAGAGCAACCTGTTCTTGAGGAAATAACAGAAGAAGAGATACAAGAGCAAACAGCTGAATTAGCCGACGAAGTTGAAGAAGCAATAGCAGAACAACAAGAAAGTGGAATTGAGCTGCCGGAGAACATCCAAAAAGTTGTAGACTTTATTAATGAAACTGGCGGTACTTTAGAGGATTACGTAAGATTAAATCAAGATTATTCGCAACTTGCTGATAATCAATTACTTTTTGAATATTATAAGCAATCAAAACCACATTTGTCCAACGATGAAATTGAATTTTTGATTGAAGATAATTTTCAATATGACGAAGATTTAGATGATGAGCGCGATGTTAAGCGTAAAAAACTTGCGTTTAAAGAAGAAATAGCACAAGCTAAAAATCATCTTGAAAGTCAAAAGTCAAAGTATTACGAAGAAATTAAGGCTGGTTCAAGGCTAACACCTGATCAGCAGAAAGCAGTTGATTTTTTCAACCGCTATAATAAAGAAAACGAGGAGGTCACTCGCGTTGCTGAGCAACAAAAAAAGACGTTCTTAAAAAGAACTGATGAAGTATTTTCAAATGAGTTCAAAGGTTTTGAATATAATGTTGGAGATAAAAGGTATCGTTTTAATGTTAAGGACGCCTCTGCGGTAAAAAACACGCAGTCTGATATTAATAATTTCGTCAAAAAGTTTTTGGATGAAAACAATAATATGAAAGACGCTAAAGGCTATCATAAGTCGTTATTTACTGCAATGAATGCGGACGCTATTGCAAACCACTTTTATGAACAAGGTAAAGCAGATGCTCTTAAAGAAAGTATTGCGCGGTCTAAAAATGTAAATATGGACCCGCGTAAATCTCACGAGCCTGTTGCTGATGCTAAAGGATTTAAAGTACGAGCAGTCAGTGGTGATGACTCTTCTCGCTTAAAAGTGAAAATTAGAAATTAATAATTAAAATTTAGAAACTATGAGTTTTGCAACTGGGGGAGCATATCCTGCTGGATTAACCCCATCACCAACCAAAACGTTGTTCGATAAAAACTATCTTGCTATTGGTAGCAATGATTTTAATTTTACCAAACAATTCTTACCAGAGGTTTACGAAAAAGAAGTAGAGCGTTATGGAAACCGTTCTATCTCTTCCTTTTTGCGTATGGTAGGAGCTGAAATGCCTATGGCTTCTGACGAGGTTGTATGGTCAGAACAGGGACGTCTTCACGTAGCTTATGATGATGCAGTATTTGCTTCAACTGCTGCTACTGAAAAAACGTTAAATATTACAGGTCACGCTATCCGCGCTAATCAAACAGTTTTACTTTCTGTTGGTTTTGCTACAGTACGTGGTTTTGTAAAAGAAGTAGCTACGGATGGAAATAGTATTGAAGTTTTCCCGTATGATGCAGCTAACTTTACAAGTGCGTTCTTAACAGCCACTGCCGTAAAAGTATTTGTTTACGGTTCAGAATTTGGAAAAGGAACTTCTGGAATGAGTGGATCTATTGATGCTGGTTTCCAAAAATTCTCTAACTCGCCAATTATCTTAAAAGATAAGTATTCAATCAATGGTTCTGACACTGCTCAGATCGGATGGGTTGAAGTAACTAGCGAAATGGGAACTTCTGGATATCTTTGGTATTTGAAGTCTGAGCATGAAACTCGTCTTCGTTTTGAAGATTATCTTGAAATGAGTATGGTTGAAGCTGAAAAAGCCGCTGTTAGTATTACTTCTGCTGCAGATCCATCAACTGGAGATACTTTTACTGTTCGTGGTACTGAAGGTCTTTTCTCTGCTATTGAGTCAAGAGGTATGGTATTTAACGATCTTGAAACTTCAACTTCTATTGCTGATTTTGATGAAATCCTAAAAGAACTTGATAAGCAAGGCGCTATTGAAGAGAATATGCTTTTCTTAAGTCGCGCAACTGCTTTGAGCATTGACAATATGTTGGCTGCTCAAAATTCTTACGGTACTGGTGGTACTTCTTACGGAGTATTTAACAATGCTGAAGACATGGCTCTTAATTTAGGATTTTCTGGATTCCGTCGTGGATCTTATGATTTCTACAAAACTGACTGGAAATACTTGAATGACGCCGCTACTCGCGGTCTTACTGCTGATATTGACGGTGTTCTTGTTCCTGCTGGTGTATCTACTGTTTACGATCAAACATTAGGTAAAAACATCCAACGTCCTTTCCTACACGTTCGTTATCGTGCTTCTGAAGCTGACGATCGTCGTATGAAGTCTTGGATTACTGGTTCAGTTGGAGGAAATTATACTTCTGACATTGACGAAATGAACGTACACTTGCTTTCTGAGCGTTGTTTGTGTGTTCAAGGAGCTAACAACTTTATCTTGTTAAAAGATACTGCAGCTTAATATTTCTTAAGGTAGCGGGCCCTTCGGGGCCCAGCGCCTTATTTTAACTTTTTAATTTTATTATATCATGGCAACTAAAAAAACGGGAAAGGCTAAGGCCGCCCAAAAAGCAGAGGCTATTGTTGAGCAAGAAACTTATGTAGCTCCAAAGCCTAAGGCTAAAGAACCCCAAAAACCACAGTGGGAATTTAAAGATAGAGTATATTATTTAATTGGTAATAAACAGCCAATTGTTATGACTCTGCCTGCTAAGCATACCGTAAAAAGATCTTTATTATGGTTTGATCCAGAAAAAGGTTATCAAAGAGAATTAAGATATGCCACCAATCAAAGCTCACCATTTGTTGATGAACAACAGGGGGCGGTAACTTTAGAACATATTATTTTTAGAAATGGTTCTTTAGTAGTACCTAAAGAAAAAGTAGCATTACAAAAACTTTTATCTCTTTATCATCCATTAAAAGACAAATTATATTCTGAGTTTGATGCAGAACAAACAGCAGAGTATGATCTTGATGATATCGAACTAGAAATTGAAGCGCTTAACTTAGCTAAAGAACTTGATATAGATATTCTTGAAGCTATTTTGCGCGTGGACCAAGGTTCAAAAGTTAAAAATATGACATCAAAAGAAATTAAACGTGATGCTCTTATTTATGCTAAAAGAAATCCTGGTTTATTTATTGAATTAGCAACAGATGAAAATGTTCAGCTTCGTAATTTAGGTGTTAAAGCAGTTGAACAAGGATTTATTAAATTGTCACAAGACCAAAGATATTTTTCTTGGGGCAGTACAGACAGAAAGCTATTTACAATTCCATTTGACGAAAACCCATATTCAGCATTAGCTGCATGGTTCAAAACAGATGAAGGCGTAGAAGTTTATCAAAATTTACAAAAAAGACTTAAATAGTCACCTTTATAGTAATGGGCTGCTGTAAAAGGTGGCCCATTTACTATAATAATAAAAAACATTATGGCAATAAGCGTAGATACAGTATATCAAAGAGTACTTGCAATTTTAAATAAAGAGCAAAGAGGTTATTTAACGCCACAAGAATTTAACTTATTTGCCAACCAAGCACAGCGCGATATTTTTGAGCAATATTTTTATGATATTAATCAATTTGGGCGTGTGCACGGTAATGATACAGAATATTCAGATATGCTTAATATACTTAATGAAAAAATTAGTGTATTTGAAAAAGAAGGTACTGTTACAAGTGGCACAACTTTGCCAGCCGATTTATATCGCTTAGGCACAATAAAAGTATCTTATACGGATCCTATCACCTCTGCGACAAAAGTAGCAGAAGCAGAGCGCATAAATAAAAATGAATATTTATATTTAATATTATCTCCTCTTGCAGCCCCTACTGTTAGCCGCCCAATATATATACGCGATGAAAACGGGGTTAAAGTGTACGGGTCAGGCCAGTTAACTACTGGGATAACATGTAATTATATAAAAGTACCTACTGATGCAGAATGGAACTACACAATGGTACTCGGCGTTGCTCAATATAACGCATCAACTTCAACTAACTTTGAACTACACGAATCCGAAGAGCCAGAGCTTGTAGAAAAAATATTGGAACTATCTGGATTATTACTTAAAGACCCGGGCGTATACCAAATAGCTAACCAAGAAGAGCTTGAAAGAATTCAACAAGAAAAAGCATAATAGATGGCACTATTCACAGGAACTCAACAACAATATTACGAGGGATCAGACGGCAACCAAGCAAGTAATGTAAATGATTACGGTAATTATCAGTTTATTTACTTAGACGATATTATTACAAACTTCATTATTGCTTATGTTGGTGAAGATAAAATTATATCTAAAATAAAAAGAACTGATGTTGCTTTCCATGCCCAGCGCGCAATGCAAGAGTTAAGCTATGATACTGCTCGCTCTGAAAAATCACAAGAAGTTGAGGTGGCACCTAATCTACAAATGCCATTGCCGCATGATTATGTAAATTATGTTAAGCTGACTTGGGTAGATGATTCTGGCGTTGAAAGAATTATTTATCCAGCCTCTAAAACAAGTAACCCATTACCACTATTACAAGATAGCGATTACGAATATACATTTGATAATAGCGGTAATTTACTTACGGCTAATGAGTCTGAAACCTGGAAAAAGTTTAAAGCAGCAGGCTCAACAGAAGAAGATGAGCTAAGTGATTTAGAAGAAAACACTTCTTTTACCCAGTTGTTTGGGCAGCGCTTCGGTATTGATCCTCAGCATACTCAAAGCAATGGATTATTTTTTATCGATCCAATAAAATCAAAAGTATTTTTTAGCGCGGATATGGTTGGGCGAATTGTTACAATTAAATATATATCCGACGGAGTTGCTACGGTTAAAGAAATGAAAGTGCACAAATTTGTTGAAGAGGCAATGTATAAAAGCATTGCTCACGCGATCCTTTCAACCCGCGCTAATATCCCTGAATACATTGTAAATAGATTTAATAAAGAAAAATTTGCAGCAGTAAGACAAGCTAAGCTTCGTTTATCTAATATTAAGTTAGAAGAGTTAACACAAGTAATGCGAGGCAAGTCTAAGCAAATAAAACACTAAGATATGCCAGAATTAAAACGGTTATTTCTCAGAGGTCGAATGAACAAAGACCTTGATGAGCGATTAGTGCCTAATGGTGAATATAGAGATGCTTTAAATATACAGGTGGGGTCATCTGAAGGAAGTGATGTAGGCGCTATTGAGAATATCTTAGGTAATCAAGTTGCGCGTAAAAAACGAACAAAACAATTATGGGAAGAAGACGATGCAACTCATAATTATTATGGCTTGCCGCTAGACGCGGTATGTATCGGAGCTATTAAAGATGATATTAACGATAAGATATATTATTTTGTAACATCATCTGAAGCAGATTGCATAATTGAATATGATAAGGCAAGAGATTATGTAGAGCCTGTTTTAGTTGATACACAAGGTGTATTAAATTTTTCTTCGAGTAAGCTTATTACAGGTGCTAATATTTTGGATAATTATTTGTTTTTTACAGATGATAACTCTGAGCCTAAAAAAGTAAATATTGATAGAATTGCTTTTACAACAACAAACTTTGTAACACACAGCCAATATAAAGGACGTAATTTTGTTGAATCAGATATTACTGTAATTAAAAAATCACCACTGCGTGCCCCAGAAGTTTCATTTGCAAATTCAAAAAGGGGCGGCAATGTTGTCACAACTATTACTAGAAACTTTGTTGACGGGGGCACAAACTCAGGCGTATTAGGAACTTCTTTAGGCTTATACGAAGATACACTTACTACGTATCCTGTAAATTTTCAATCAGGCGTGGTTTTTTTAGAAGGCGATATTATTAAATTAACAGCGAACCCAATTGCTTCTGATTTACTTTACGATAACTATCAAGTGCGTTTAGAAATTATTAATGTCTATAGCCCTGTATATTATGAAGTAGCTATTATTGGCATATCACCTGAAGTGCCGGATGATAATAATTTTTTATGGGAAGCTGAGCTAGAACAAGAAGACGCTATATTTGAATTTAAATTTCCTCGATTTGGTTATCGTTGGAAATATGAAGACAATCAATTTTCATCTTTTTCTCCATTTACAGAAGTTGTGTTTTTGCCATCAAAATTTGACTACAACGGCAAAAAAGGATTTAATGAAGGAATGGCAAATACGATTA